CTAACAAAAAATGGATGCGGATAGGATTCTCTCCCGGTGTGTTTGTGCAGTACTCACTCCCGAACCTTGAACCGTCATTCAGCGAAAACATAGTCTTATTCGCTGAAGCTTGGGCCAATACTGACATTCGTCTTACAGCTTCACCTGAAGGGGTTAAAAACGATGTCATTCTCAAGGCTCACGGACACCCGGCAAGTTTTAGTTTTCCGATATCAGTGACTGGGTGTTCTGCACAGGTGGAAGGTAATACTCTTGTCTATTACCGTGACAGCGAACCTATCGCCCGCATCCCTGCCCCATATATGGAGGATACCAACGGAGAGCGTGGAGAAGTTTCACTGTCTTATGACGGGAATGCGGTCACTTTTACGCCTGATGGGGAGCGGCTAAAAACCGCGGTTTATCCGGTGATTATTGACCCTACAACAATTCTACAACCTGATGGCACTGAAGGAAAAGATGCTTATGTAAGGTCAGACATACCAGATTCAAACCTAGGGTCTATAGCCATTGGGATGTATGGCCCTTATTTAGCTACTGGGTGGGGAAGATTTTTTCTTCAGTTTGATTTATCTTTTATTGTTCCTGGAAATACAATAGATGCTGCAACCTTTGAATTATTACAATCTTCCACTTCAGGACCAGGAACACACAGGTTTGAGATACGAGCAGTAACATCTAGTTGGACCGAATCCACTATAAAATGGAGTAATCAATCAACATTTGAAAGCAATGGTTATGACCCTCATGTTTTGTCCACATCGGCTATTTGGGTATCATGGTCAATTAAAGAGTTAGTCCAAAGATGGGTTAATGGAGAAATCACTAATAATGGTCTTTGTGTAGTATATTCCGATGCTCACCCAGGTACTACTGCATACCATGCGGCTTATTCTTCAGATTATTCTACTGCCACACAAAGACCCAAACTCACAATAGACTACACCGAAGGCAGTACCGGGACAGTTTACCAGGGCGCAGGCACAGCGGCAGTAGTTACCGCTGCGGTTTTACCGGCGGCTAGACGCAGATACCGAAGCCCTGTTACTTGGAGTATAACCGGGGCTGCGTTATCCCCTGCCAGGAAAAGGTACGGCACACTTCAAACAGTGGCCCTTACTGAAGTAAGCTTAACGGGACGTAGAATACATTATGGTTATAGCGGTACGGTGGTTATTACCGAAGCCACCTTAACGGCTAGGGCGATTCGAAACCGTGGTGGGTGTACTAAAGCTATAATCGAGGCTTTGTTAGCAGGGCAAATATACCGGCAAAAGATATACGGGGACGTACACTTACAGACGGATGAAAGGCGGCCTATACTGGATTACGAAGAACGTCTGCCGTTATTGGAAATACAGGAGCGTAGGCCGATATTGGAGGTAGACCAAATGGCTATAAAAGGTGATACTGTAAAATTAAAAGCGACTTTTTACAACTTCGGCGGTAGTCCTACGGTAGACGCTGACCTTTTCGACCCTTCAGACCTGGTACTAAGGATTTATGACAGGTATCATAAACAGTTAGGGGTTGATATAGCTATAACTGAGGCATATAAAACAGGTACAGGTAAGTACGAATACCTGTACACGATACCGAAGGACGCTGAAGGGGATTTATTATACTACGAATTCGAAGGCCGGGACGCTAATAATTTACCTGTAGCATGTAAAGAAAAGCTACCGATAGCCTGGGCTAATTAGAGGGCGACACTTAAAGGTGCCGCGTTTTTATATTACGCGCCCTAACCTACCAGGGGCGCAGACAAAATACCTGGAAGGGGTAGTTAAGTTTTATTGTGTTTAGCGGGTATCGTATAACCTGCAAATACGGGGCGCAGACCCGACAACTGCGAAGGAGGGTTACAGCGTATGAATTTAAAAGCATTACAGGAGCAGTACAGGAAGGGAAAAATAACGAAAGAGGAATACTTGGCAAAGTTGAAGGAGCTACTGGACGGGGACGAAATTAACCAGGAGGAATTCGACGAAGCTAAGGAATTCGATCCGACTGATCCCGACACTGTACCGCGTTATAGTCAGCGGGACTTTGACCAGCAGTTAATACCGGCAGCCGTACGTAAACTGCGTAAGGTGCTAAAAGCCGCGGGCGTGGAAATAGACGTCCCGAATAAGCAACTGCTGGAAAAGGTAATCGAACTGTCTAAACTGGGCCAGGGCAAAGAACCTCCAGCAGATAGCGAGGTAATGAAGGAAAACGCGGAGCTTAAAAAGCAGCTAGATAAGGCTGGGGATAGCGCCGCAGTAAAAGCCGAAAATGATAAGCTACGGCTGGAGTTGGCGGTATTTAAGGCCACCGGTAAATTTAAGCCGCACAACCCGACCCAGGTAGTACGGGCGCTTATGGCCGACTATATTGACCTTCTCGAAGAAAATGACGAAGGTGACGGGTATACCCCAAAGTCTATAGAAAAAGCCATTAAGCGTATTTCTGAAGCTGAACCTAACCTATTTCAAGCTCAGGACGGCGACGACGAAGACGGCGACGAACAGAAGCCTGGTTTTCGTGGGAAGCCCCCTGGCGGCCCCGGTGAACGTAAAAAGGGTAAAGATGCGGACTTCGATAAAAAGAAATCTGCTATGCTTAACCTTATGGGGTTATCAACCGGGAACAAGTAAAGAAGTAAAGAAGTAAAGACAACTGAAGGAGGTAAAACCATGGATTATCAAATTAGAACTTCCAGTGCGGCCGCTGCAAGAGAAATTAAAGCTAGCGCCCATTACGCCTACGTGGTTAATGGTATAACTCTTGATGGCAGCAAATTTGCAGCTGAAGAACTGGTACTCGAAGGCCAAGGGCTTGTAAAAGATGATGTAACCGGGAAGTACGAAAAGTACGCTGACGGTGCAGCTTCCCAGGCCGTGGTCGAAGGGGCCGCAAACATTACACCTGCAGATACTACCCTACATGAAAATACCGTATTAACCATTACCGTAAACGGGATCGACTACGTAATGAGTAACGCCGCCCTGGACGCCCTAGCCGTAGGCACTTCCGAAGCCGACATTATCGCAGCCGTAAAAGCGGCTGTAAACGCTAAGGGCGTGACACTGGATAAAGTAGCCAACGTAGCTGCCGTAGCAAATAAGCTGCGTATTACTACTATCGAAGCAGGTAGCGGGCAGTCCATTAGCGTTAACGGTACATGGGGCGATGCTGGTGACGAAGCCGAACTGGAAACCCTTTTCGGTATGCTTATGCCTATGTCCGACGTCGGTTCCGGGGGGTTCCCTGAGGGAAAAAGTAACCCGGTTATTTTGGACGAATCCGTTAAATTTAAACTTACTGATGCCGGGGCCAATGCTGACCAGATAGTAGGCCAGGTACTAGTACACGGTGCTGTGTATAACGGTATGTGTATCGGGGTTACCGACGCCTTTAAAGCAGCACTGGCAGGGGCTATCCGCTTCGTGTAATATGAAGTGGATTTTATTATAACTACACATAACGTAAATAACGATATTAGGAGGTAGAGAAATGGCAGGATTAGCACAATACAGCGAATACTTTGAAAATCCGCTGTTTACAGAAGCCATAAGAGAAGTCCCCGTAGAGAGTAAGTATATCGGCAGCCGGTTTTTGCCGATAGACGACACCTACGACCTGGACTTCAACGAAACTGTACTTACCCGGCAGGCTGACATGGCTGACATTGTGGACAGCGGGGCAGAACTTCCGTTAACCGACCGTGACCCTGTTCGTAGGGTATCGGGAGAAATTACCGACATTGGTCAGTCCTATATTGTCACGAAGAAGGAACTGGCCGCTCTTATGGACAAGGGTAACGAAGGTAAGCGGAGAATGGCCGAAAAGCAGATACTGGGCAAGGCGAAAACGGTTAAGCAGAATATCGATGCCCGTATCGAGTGGATGCGCTGGCAGGCTATGGGTAAAGGTACTCTGTCGTATGCTAAGGGCGGCGTTATCTTTACTGTGGACTTTAATGTACCTGCGGGAAACAAGAAAACTGCAGTTACTAAATGGGACGCCGAAAATGCCACCATAATCGATAATTACGAATTATGGGTGCAGGCGTATGTAGACCTTAACGGCGAAGTTCCGGACGTATTCGTAACCAGTATAGCCGCTATCAGGGTAGTTATGAATGACGCTGTTGTACGTAAAGCTGTTACCGGCCTAGCTGATAAGTACATAACCCTGGAAGAATTAAACGACTGGCTTACTGGTCGTGAACTTCCGAAAATGGAATCCTTTGACGCTACTGTAACTTATCGGGATGTAAATAATAACGGTGCCCGCGTTACTGAACGACTGCTGGATAGCAAAGTTGGGGTTTTCCTGAAAGAAGGCGGCGCTATCGGTAATCAGCTGCTGGGGCCGACCGTGGAGAATAACATGAATCCCGGTATTTACGCCCGCACCTTTACTATGGAACGACCGAAACGTGAAGTAGTAGAAGTAGTAGCCGCGTCCTTCCCGAAAATCATTGATCCGAATATGATTATGACCGCTAACATTTTGACTTAATACCAGGGGGCCGTTATGGCCCCTGGTTATTTTGTAAAGTTTTATTTAAGGGGGTAAATAGCTTATGTCTGTCGATGTTATGAAGATTACCGTTACCGCGCCAGGTGTTACTATAGGCCATACAGAAGTCCCGGTAGGGGATGAAATTGATTTGCCGGTAAATGAAGCCAGAAGACTTATCGTCGAAGGGTACGCAAAAGATCCAATTGTCGAACACCCGCCCGAGAAACAGGCTGCACCGGAAAGTGGCGAGAATGACCCTGGAGGGGTTACCGAGGACGACCAGGTACAAACACCTTCGGACGACCCTAAAGATGTTGCAGGCGGCGAAAATGACGACCAGGGCGACACCGTAGAAAAGGTTCGCAGGGCTTTAAACGACCAGTATAAGAAGCCTGAACTTATTGACGCCGCTAAAAAGGCCGGGGTAGAATTCCCCTTTGATGCCACGAAGGAAGTTGTTATAGAAGCCGTAATTACCCAGGGAAAAGCTGAACTGCTGTTAAAGTAAGGGGGCTAGGTAATGTATCTTACCGCCGATGAACTAAAAACGACATATGGTAAAAAATTCGCTAACATGGATATCGATGACCTTAACACCTATCTGCAGCGGGCTAATACTCTGGCGTACGGAGAGATTGGTGGTATACCAGCGGGCCTGACCTCTGAAGAAACAGCCGCGCTTAAAGGTGCGGTAGCGCTGGCCTTTGAAATCTTTGCTAATGGTGAATCAGGCCAAGTAGACCAGGAAACCGGCACAATTACAGAAGCCGCACCGGAAGGGGTATTCGTACGCAAGACCTACAAAGAGAGCGACCCCTTCGCGGTGGTTAAGGGTATGCTAGCACCGTTTGCGCAAAAGGTGGCCGCGGCAGTACTAGAACCTAGCCGGGGCGTAATGTTCTTATAATGAAAAACAGCACACGAGAACTTAATATTAAAGGCGGTTTCCGTGTAGATGGTTTGGACAAATGGATTAAATGGCTTAAAACAGTAAGCGATAAGGAAGTAGAAAGGCTACTAGACAGAGTATTACGAACGCTGGCCTTTAGAGGGCTGGAATATCTGCACGACTTAACCCCCAGGCGTACAGGGGGGACAGCAGACAGTTATACAGTGGGTAGTAAACAAATTCGGATAAACGGGGTATCCTTTATACGTTTTGGTAGCGCTTTACCTCATACGGCTTTTTTAAATGACGGCTTCCAGCAGCATAAAGGGCAATTTGTACCGGGTGAATGGCGAAGTGGTACTTTCCACTATGATCCTGATAAGTACCCTGAAGGTATGGTATTGACCGGGAAACGTGTAGAAGGTGCCCATATGTTTGAAAAAATGTTACAGTACCTGGAAGAAGACGACATAGAGAAGGTTGTTTTATTCGAATTAAAACGGCTGTGGGGTTCTTTAGGTAATAGCGGTGCTGGGCCAAGTTAAGGGGGGTTAGTTGATGGGCTACAATGAGGAATTAAATGTAATAAGCGCCTGGATATATTCGGTAGCCGGACTTAAAAATATACGTCTTAAGGAAGTCCCCCGCAAGGTAGCCCGGCCCGTTATACTGTGGGAAGCGCCCAGCCGGGGCAAGGACAGGAACATAGGGCGCTACAGCTACATAAATAAAGTTATTCAATTCGGGAAGCTATTTGTTACCGACGTCGAACAGGCTAACGACTTACAGGAAAAACTTTTAGCTGATCTGGAAGAAAAGGTAGGCGTACTACCTATTTACGGGCCAGATAAAGTAACTGTAATAGGACGTTTAAAGCAGGTAGAAATAGAATTTGACCAGTCCGAAAAACTGGATATACCTGTACGAATAACTTATGAAGTGGCATATAGCAGAACCCGGCCAGATCCCGTACCAGCGGCTACCACTGTTACGAATACCGTTACTACGGATTACTAAGGGGGCGACGATAAAAATGGCAAAGGAAAAGGCACCTGTTTTTTCAAGGGACGATCTTATTAACGCGGCACCTATTTTCGGGGTCAGTCCTGAAGTTATGGCGGGTGCTCTGTATAACATTGAAGAAGCTACGGAAATCCAGGCTAAGAAGCTTCTGGACGAATTCTTAACAAGGGGGGTTAAATAATGGCTGGAACATATACAGAGGGCGTGTCTAAAGTATTATCCGGTGTGTATACGCTTATTGTAGCAGCTATCGCGGCTATAACAATGGGCAGCCGGGGGATTGTGGCATACTGCTTTACATCGGACTGGGGGCCAATTAACAGCTTACAGGACATAACTACCCAGACCGACTTCATAAGCATGTATAATGCCGAAAAAACAGCCCTTACGGCTGCTAAAATTAATAAGCACGGATACCGGGGAAAACCGCAAAAAATTAAAGCTTACCGTTTGGCTACAGCGCTAGCGGCTAAGGGGGCCTGCGTACTTAATGACAGTGGAGCAGCTATGTCCCTTACTATCGAAACTCTTTATGAATCTGCGCGGGCCTTTGTAGCGGTAGTTTCTGATGCTGTAGGCGGCGGGAAACAAATTAACTTTACTGAAGGCGGGG